GGGTAAGAGGTTTTTTAACGTCTTGGCTTAATTTCTGCTACTTTAACTTCTACTTCTTTTAAACGATGGAATACTTCTCTCATATCATCGTGCATAATTTCTATTTTATCTGTAAGTAATTCTATAGCTGTTGTATTTCGCACAAGATCATCTCTTGATTGTCTTCCTCTATATGACATAGAGCCAACGGAGACAAAACAAGCTGTAAGACAAGCTCCACCTAATGCAGCAATAACCTCTACCACTTTACGAGTCCTCAATCTATGTCTATTATGACAGAAAAAGTTTTTAAAACAGAATACTAACACTTTAGGTAAAAGACTTCACAATTAGAAAAATTAAAGAGTATGAAAACACAAAAACATAAGACAGTAGGACAAAAATTTCAACTTAATCAGGTTGTTAAAAGAAACCTTTCTACTGGTTATTCTGCTAGTAAATATGCACAGTTTACTGGCAAGATTACAGAAGCTTTGACAAGAAAGAATAAATTAGGAGTTTCTCAGTATTACTACAAAGTCTTTTGGGAAGATGGAAGACTATCTGAACACGCTCAACATAGTCTTAAATCTGTGCAGTAAAGTTTTTTTCTTTTTACATTCATCTTTCATCTCTTTTATGGCATGTGAAGCTTCAAGTTCTGCAATCCGACCCAACATCCCTGCTAAAAAAATATCTTGCTTCATTTGATGTCTTATTAAATTTATACAGTGCTTTTTAACTTCATCAATATTTTGATTATTTATTATTTCTCTGCATCTTAATTCAACAGATAGTTCTAATTCTGGTGTGGGTTCTTCAAAATCTATATTAAAAAAACTATCTTTTGTCATTAAATAAAATGTTATCCTTTCCAAACATATCAATATTTGCTAGATTTAGCATGACCTCAAACAGTCATTAAACCCTATTTTCTCCCCTGTTTATAGGGTTTTTATTATTTATGGAAGATCAAGAAGAAAAAGACAGTAATCGTGTTGAAACGATTGTTAAAATTGCAGTCTTAGTATGGTCAGCCACCATGCTTAGTTTGAGCTACTATGAACCTCCGAATGGACAGAAGATAGTAGACTTCGATCCAACTTTCATCGCTTCGATCTTTAGCGGATCTCTAGCTTCCTTTGGTTTGCAGGTTGGTAAAAAGAAAAACAATAACGCTCCAAAAATAGTAGATAATAAAGACACTAATGTAGGAATCAAATGAAAAAACTAATTCCATTTTTATTTATGATCACTAGTTCACCTGTTCTGGCCGACATTTCTCATTCGATCCAAAACATAGTGTCAGTAAGTACTTTGGGAGCTTCATCTACAGCTAATAGAGTAGGTACAACCTTTTCTGCATCTGGTACGAATGTCACTCCTACCGCCAGTGAAACTGCTAATGCTATTGGTACGTTAGATCTTACAGATGCACAAATCACTAATGGTGTTCCGACTATAGATTCAACAACCACTTACGCAGTCACTACAACAGGAGATGCATGGTCTGTTTCTGAAAGCTATATACAGGGTGATGCTATTCCTGCAAGTTTTTTAGGAACAACCGTGACCAATGGTGCTGTGGGATCATTACCTATCTTTGGAGATACAACAACAGTAAGTGGCGGGGATATAGGTACTACAGCCATAACAATGGACAGTGGTGGTGCTATGACTGTCAACCTATCTGATACAGGAGCAGGTGTTACAGCACAGATGTCCAATACAATAAAACTAGAAATTGATTAATGAGGTGGCTTGTACTTTTATTTCTTGCAATACCTAATGCAAAAGCTGGAAGTATCACTCAAGCCTTTACTACAGGACAGATTGAATCTACAAGCTCTAGCAAAACTATTATTGTTGAGACAGTGGTTACTGAAAATTACAGGACAGGTTATTCATATTCAATGCAGGGTACTAACGTACAACCATCAGAAGGTACAGTCATTTCCCCTGACGCAACCTATACAAACACGCAAACTGTTAATGGAGTGTCCTTTAAATGGGTAACTCCAGAACTGACAACAAAACCACAATGGGAAGTGGTAGATCCAACAAAAGCATTTTCCATTACCGAGAACTTTTTAGCTCCTGGGTTGGACGCAACAAGTACAATCCAAAGGACTATAAATACAGAAAGTCAGACTACAAGCTTAAGTATCTTCTCGCAATAATCTTATGTAGCTTTTCTCCTGTAAATGCTAATACTGTATCAAGCCCAAGTGCATCAAGTTCTGGAACGGTTATTAATAATGGCTATCAATCCATATCAGGAGGTTTCCCTACTCACAGGTTTTCAAATGGAATACAATGTCAGTTACCCACTCTTGGAATCAACCCCTTCATTACTAAAGGACAGAATTTTAGCTTACCAAGAGCTACAACAACTAGAACCAACATATACGATCTTTCAGAAGATGCTGATGGTAATCTTATTAACCCTGGTCGTATCCTTTACACTTCAGAACAGCCGAGATTAGATCAGACAACATATAACTATAATTATGGTGTGACTATAAGCTTACAGATACCTTTAGGAAAGAAGTTTGATGATATGTGTTTAAGAGCAGCAGAGGCAAATATTAAAGGACAGGAGTTTGCATTAACCAAGCTAAAACTTGAAGCTAATTTGGCACGACTTAAGATATGCTCAGAGCAACTGAAACTTGGAGTAAAATTTGTTGGAGAAGATGCAGTTACCTGTAAAAATGTTGTGTTAACTAGCGTTCCAAATCAAGTATTACCGCACACTCACGAAATAAAAATAAAATGATGGGCAAGTCAACGAACCTTGTTTTTCTTGCCTTTGTCAAATTTAGCGAGAATCTTTTTAAATATGGTCTTACTCAAGCTCTTGATGATAGGTAAAAGTAATGGAGTGGTGGCAGCAATGAGAGAAATAGTAACGACATTAAGAGCAGCACTAGGACTCGGTAATACAGAGTCAATAAATGTGATGTC